ACATTCATTAGCCCAATCAGGAAGAACTGATATAGATTCATTAGCTCTACCATGTTCTACATATTCAATCTCACCTGAGTTTTCTTCCCATTGAAGGGCATGAACATCCGAAGGAATACTAGAAGAAATGTAATCGTTTAGGTTATTAGAGAAATTAAGACCGCTTCCGTCTTTTACGATAACTTTATCTTCGGGGACAATAGTGAGTTTCATGATTAGTCCTTAGTTGCTATAATTACATCTACATATTGTAGATCAAAACCAGACAAATTGTGAGAGTGGCCTCCACTACTACCTGTACTAGAGACAGCCTTGTACCCTTGTAATGTATTTAGGCTAGATCCACTGAACCTAAGCCCATTACCAGTACCATTACCTCGTATGTCAGCTTCGTGATCGTGAGAGGGCATTTCTGCTATTGTCAACGTGTGAGATGCTGTAGTTCTGCTAGACCCAAAAGTGGTTGTAAAGGCATCAGAGCCACCGGACCCAGCGGTTCCAGAAACAACTCTCATTGCTTTGTCGTTATGAGTAGTGTCTTTAGTCCATCCTGTAGGAGCAGCAGTTTGCACAAAAATTTGTTTTGTTCCAGAAGGAAGAGCTAAATTTCCAATATTAATTTCAGAGTTATCGGCCACTGCAGGTACAGTTAATTCGTTATATCCAGATGTAGAACCATAAAGTCTTAATTTACTCATTTGTCTTTCCTACTCTATTGTTCTTGTTAACCAGAATTTTTTGCCACGAATTCATCATACCAAGCATCTGCCATTTGTGTTACAGCAGTATTGGACATAGGAGTGTCTGTAATAAAACCCTCTTCTATGACCGGAAATGGCGTTTCTTGATGCAAAGCAAGAATTCTATTTTTAAATTTAGTTTTAGTCAGTTGGATCAAAGAATCAGGTACATAATATTCCCTATTATCGTCAACCCAGCCAACAAATGTATTAGCAGAATTTTTCCAGTGGCCTCTGTCTTTGATGTACTCAGGAATGACTAGCTTGCCATCTTGAAGCTGCATCATATATTCTACTACTGCCATTATTATTCCTCTTGTTCCGATGGTTTAGGAAGTGCAAGAGTATTTATATAAGAAAGTTCTGGATTTGATTCATTTGAGAACCCTTGTAATTTCATCCTAACTTTATCAACTTCATGCTTTTCGATTAGTTCGTTTGCTAAACCATCAACAAACTCATAAAGTTCCTCGACGTGCCAAGATTGTTGATTCTCCTCGTTTTGAACATAGCCTCTGAGAATTTTTTGAACTTTAGATGGATTAGCGCCAATATGCTCTAAGTATTCTTGCTCGCCTTTTGTGATAGACCCACTTTGTCTGATGTCTCTTATACACTGCACTAAAGATCTTTGGAGATGATTTCTTGTTTCTTCTTTCTCAAAGTCTTCTTCAGAAAAAGAATTTACTTTTGATTTAAGTTGTTCATAAAGATCATTTAAAACTAAGACATCTTTCATAGCACCTTCAATAATCAAAATACCTTCAGCCAACTGTTCCTTCTTTTGTGCTAGTTTAATCTTTGCATCTACCTCATCCCAATAACTGATATTTGGATCAGATAGTTTCTCTTCCAACTTCTTAATTTTAACTTCAGTTTTAACATGTCTCCATTTTGCTTCATTGAGAGCAGATTTTTTTCTACTAATTTCAGCAGAAAGCTGTCTCATGTTTTTGTAAGGAGAATGGTATTGAAGATTAAGATGCTTCCAGTCCCATTGTGAATGGGAATGATTCCAAATATTCTGAAGTTCTCCGACATTTTGAATAGCATTGTCAACCTTTACGGTATTCTCCATAAGAGTACCGCCACCAAAGCTTTCAATATTACCCAATGTCCCATGACCAAAAACCATAGACATGGGAACTTTTAAATCATCTTTAGTAGCAATTTCAGTATTTTTTCTAATCTCTTCAAATACTGCTACTTGTTTATTTTCGCTTTCTGTCATCTAAATCTCCGTGGTCCATGAATCCAAATTACGAGAGCATATCTCTCGCCAGTTACAATAGGGGTTACAACGTGTGGCATATAGCTAGGAAAGAGGGATATAGATCCTTGCTCTCTAACAGCTTGAACTTTATGACAATGATTATCAACCATCAAATCACATCCCTCATAAGTAGAAGGATCTGATAATTGTGCCGTAAAAGAAATCTTACGGGTTGCAGCGTTGCCATTGCCAGCATCCACATGCCAGTCGTAGTGACCCTTTACATCAGTATCAGAACGATAATGAATCAACTGAAGACCACTCATAATTCCTGACACGTCATACTTGAAATGCTCATCATTTAAAGTTTTTACTGCTCTGATTACCTTTTCAAAAATCCATCTGTTCTCTTGCACTTCAGATGAAATATTATAGACATCTGCAGATCTTATCTGTTTTGCAATTTTTTGCTCTTCCTTAGTACCTCCGACAGAAGCGTTGTTAGGATAAATATTTTTAGTGATTGAAATAATTCTTTCACACTCTTCTTTCGTGAACATAAGTTCTGGATGAATGTCACTGTTGACAGGAACATAACCCGGAAGAAAATTATCCTGCTCTGGTAGCAGAACATTATTGTATCTAGAAATTTCAGCTTCTGGAAGTTTTGGACTGTCTTTAACAGTTTCTGGCTTCTTGAAACTAATTTTATTGTTTTTTGTTTCCCTGTCAGAAACTCCTAAAGAAGCTCTACCATCTAAAGCTTCGGCTGTATGAGGTCCATCAGCATCTACATAATGTAAAAATACCTGAACATGCCAATTTCCTTTAAATGGCGCTCTCCAGTGCATGACATCACAACCTTTATACACTGCCATTTCACCAGCTTCTAACTCGACCATTATCTCTTTTTCTTCGTCGAACATAACAGGCCATACAGAGTCAGCATCGTAACCAAGTGTAAGAGTTGCCGAAATTTCACATGCTGGTCTGTCTTTATGTCTCTTTAAAACTTCACCGGGCCGATAGATTCTAGCATAGGTATATGTTGGAAGAAGTTTTCTTCCAACATTAAATCCAATAGGGCCAGCCATTTTTTCAAGAAGATTATCGAATGTTGGATCCCCGTAAACAGAATCAGAAAGAGGACACTGAGGATCCTTTGTTAAAATTCCTTGTTCGTGTAGATTGAACATATGATCGACTAATAACTTACATTCTTCATTTTTCAATACATCAGAGAGAACAACATAACCGTTTTTTTCAAATGTTTCTGCTGAGTTCATATTTAATATATCACCTTATATAATATTTTTTTTAAATTTGATGCCCGGAAGAGTATCCTACGTTATCAGTAACTAGATCACCCACATCAGTTGCATTAGAATCTGTTGCAAAGGGAAATTTTTCTATGATTGTGGACGTTGGGACCGTGTATCCACCTGTATTGTATCCATTATCAATTGATGATTGCCCAGCAATGTGACGCCTAGCTGCAGTCAAATCACCTACATCGGTAGCATTAGAATCTGTCGAAAAAGGAAATTTGTCAATTATGTTTTGTGCAGACGCATTCTGACCCCCCGAAGTGTATCCAGAGACAGACGATTGTTGACCACCTGCTCCATATCTATTATCGGTAGTCAAATCACCTATATCGGTAGCATTAGAATCTGTTGCAAAGGGAAATTTATCGATAGTGTAAAAAGATACACCGGGATTTGGTTGTGTAATTCCACCTGACGAATAGCCGTTTGTGAGTGATGACTGACCTGTTGCAAATCTAAAACCCTGAGACGAATCTCCAACATCCGTAGCATCCGAATCAGTTGCAAAAGGAAATTTATCGATAGTAGTACCGTCTGAAAATCCACCATACGTATATCCAGAAACAGATGAATATTGGCCTGATGGTTCATATCTGCTAACAGTCAAATTACCTACATCAGTTTGATTAGTTTCATTTGCAAATAAAAACTTTCGTATACTATCTTGTTCTCCCGCCGCTCTTGACCCAGCAGTGTAACCCGCAACAGATGATGATGTTCCTGAGTGTTCATATGTTGAAGCTACCAAATCACCTACATCAGTTGAATTAGAATCTGTTGCAAAGGGAAATTTTTCCATGTTATCTTCATCACTAGCTGGCGAAAGGCCTCCAATTACATAGCCACGATTAAGACCTTGATTGCTAGGTGAATTAGGTGCATCGAGGGCATCTACTGAATAAGCACTCAACCCTGTAGATCTGATGTTCAAAGATACATCAAAATTTTCTCGGAGTGCATCGTAGAGGAAACTATCAGGAACAACAAACGTTATGTTAGCAGAATTATTGAATGTTATATTTCCTTTGGGAATAATAATATCAAAATTAGTATTTGATGTAAGTATTAAGTTTGCTGTGGCATCAAATCCAGTACCGACAATGTAGACCGTATCGCCAATACCAACATTGGATGATGGATGTATAGAAGTGATTGTTGGCGCTGTAAGCTTAAAAGCTTCGTAGTAGTTGTTCGAAACAAAAGTTCCACCATCACTTGTTGAGATAGAACCGTCAGCATTCAAAACAATATTGTTAGATGATGCACTAGGACTTCTTAATGCTCCTACCTTTAATACACTCATTATGTTATACTCCATTCAGACCCAGAAGGAATTGTGACAGTGACTCCGGGATCAAGTGTTATCGGTCCAGCAGACATGGCATTCTTTCCTGTCGTGATTGTGTAGTTTGTTGTAACATTTTGATCATTTTCATAAAAAACCTTATCAGATCCAGCGCCGACAGGGAACACATTTTCTTGAAAATAGTTATTAGACGTGAAAATAGATTTAACATAGTTATTGGATGAAAATCTACCCTCAACGTAACTATTAGATGTAAAATTATTTGATGTCTTTCCATCCAATAAATCAGCATCCAAACCAGATCCAGCACCATCTAC